GCTAGATAACGTGATCGTTGAGGCTGCCGTACTAGATCGGGTCATTGACCGGATCATGAGTAAGACAACCACACGTGACCCAGGATCGCTCCTGAGGTTGCGTAAGTACATCCGGAACAGCAGATGCCTTAACGTTCCGGCGAACTGGGAACAGTTCTGCCAGGACGTATTGGCGATGGTTATCGAGAGCCGCGAGGCCCAAGATGCCATGCTGTCCCACGTGATCGAGCGCATTGTCAACCAAGAGGATAACCCCATTGGGGCGACCCTCGAGGAAGACATGCAAAACCCGCTATTCTTCCGTGCCTTCCGATCCGCAAGGGTCGGCGACATGGTGAACGGCTGGGTTAAGACGGACTTCGGCTGGATGTAATCCAGCGGTCCGTTTGATCACAGGTAGCTCGTAAGAGCTGCACCACAGATAGTACTGTAAGTGACATAGAGCTATGGATTCAGTAACCCCCTATCAAGGAGGGCTGATGAAAAGCCTGATGTCACTCTGGTCCCGATTAGCGGAGGAATCCGCTGATCTATGCTGCACTAGCGCCACTGCAGACATTAATACCGTCCGCAGTCGTGTCAAACATGAGGGGTTGTCGTTTTTAACGATCACCCTACCTGACTTTGGCAAAGCCATCCAAAAATGGCTGGACCAAGGGCAGGTCGGCACCCACCCCGCGTTCTTAACTGAACGCGGGGGAAGTCTCCCCCGATTTCTCGGAGGTTTCTTCAACCGTGTGTTTGACAGGAACAGTGGCTCATTGCTCACCGATCCGTGTATCGATTCAATAATTGCCTTGCGTCAGTTAACACTGATGTTCGGCAAGATTGACCTGGATTGCTCGAAAGAGCGTCAGGTCGAAGCGATACGCAGATACGTTGAGTGTGAGAACGATGTCCGCCAATTCGATTCTGAAGTGAGTGATAGTGATATTGCTCGCTTCAGTGATATGTCGAATTTGCTTTTCGGTGATCTGTTTTCCCAAATGGAAGTAATTCTCCAAGAGGGACCGATCTTGCCGAAGCATGGACCAGGTTCCACCGCTGACCGTCTTTCCAGTAATGGAAAGTATCGGTCGCGGTCCTGGACCAGACGACTCCAAAGTGCCGGTTTTAGGCACTATGAGTATCTAACGGCAACTCCCGTGGATGAAATCCGCGAGGGTTCGTTAGTTGACATCGTCGAACCCGGATCAGAGGAACCCGTTAGGGTTGCTCTAGTTCCTAAAACGATGAAGACACCTCGAGTTATCGCGATGGAGCCTACCTGCATGCAATATATGCAGCAGGCACTCTACCGCGTCTTTCTCGATTTGCACAAGAGGGATGAACTCCTCTCGCGCTTGTTCGGATTTGATGACCAAACGCCTAATCAGCGGATGGCTCATCGCGGGTCCCTTGGAAAAGGACTCGCGACACTCGATTTGAGTGACGCTTCCGATCGTGTCTCCAATCAGCTCGTTAGGTCGATGTTCGATCGGTGGCCAATTTTGAAAGAGGCCGTCGATTCGACACGTTCCCGCCGGGCTGTCATACCTAGCATGATCGGAGGGCCCGAAAGGGTCATCCGACTCGCAAAGTATGCGTCTATGTGTTCAGCGCTCTGCTTTCCCATTGAAGCAATGGTCTTCACGACATTGATCTTCCTGGGGATCCAGGAGTCGCTCAACACGCCACTCACAAGAGAGGATGTAAAATCCTTCTCTCGTTCGGTGCGCGTCTACGGGGACGATATTATCGCCCCCGAAGACCACGTGCTGTCCGTTGTACAGTCGCTCGAGCATTTCGGTGCAAGAGTAGGACTGGACAAGTCTTTCTGGACCGGAAGGTTCAGAGAGTCTTGTGGTAAGGAGTATTATGCCGGCGAGGACGTATCCATCGTCCGAGTTCGCAGACTACTACCTACACAACGGCAGGACGCTGACGGTGTTAATTCAGCAGTTTCTCTCAGGAACCAGCTTTACCAAGCTGGCTACTGGAGAACTGCTGGATGGATGGACCAACTCATTAGGAAGATTATCACTTTCTTCCCAAATGTGCGTCCATCCTCACCGTTATTGGGCAGGGAATGCTCCCTTGGTATCCATTCCAAGGAGGTGCTGGGACGTAAGTTCCAGCGAGCATGTCCAAACCGCCACGTTCCGCTAGTTCGCGGATATCGTGTGGTGGCCAAACCCCCGAGAGATCTTCTCGACGGGACTGGTGCCCTACTCAAGTGCTTGTTAAAGCTTGAGCTAGGCTCTTTGGCCCCAGAAGGGCCATACCCGAAACTCTCGCTTGAGGGAATCAGTACTTTCGATTCCCCCGAGCACCTGGAGCGTTCTGGACGCCCCGAGCGCGTTAGCATAAAGCTCGGGTGGAACTCACCCCGATAGGGATGAGTGGGCCAGTCATGGCCTACGGGAGGGACCTAAGTCCCCTCCTAGAGAATTAATAATTCTCTTCGAGGGTCCTTGCGCCCCTTATGCGGCTACCCCGGTTTCGACCGGGGACCCCGCTAGGGAGGTGCTCTGCTTAGGCAGTG